TAAAAATGTAGGCTTACTTTTTACTCTTACTGATGGATTTACTAATCTTGATAAGTTGGTGCTGCCAAAAGCTAAAGAAAAAGTTAAATCAAAGTTAAAAGAATTATAGCATACTTTGCGCAATACATCTAGACCAAATGATGGTGGATTAGATTTAGTAGGTACAGTAGGAAGAAAAGCAAGTAAGTCAGTTTTTGATTAGGGATTTGCAATAGACATTAATTAATTTTTAAGTAAACTATTAAATATAATTTATTATGGCAGGTAAGCTAGGTAGATTTTAGATGATGCAGTTTACTGGTTGGAAGGGTTTAACAAAAGACAACCACTTAGCCTCTATTTATTAGAGGGCACCCCAGCCAGTTGCTGATTTTATGGTGCAGTTACTTGCACTTTACAGGGGCAAATCACTTGAAAGTGAATTAGCTAAATATCCAGTCAAACAATTTGACACAGATGATGAATTCTCGTGGCAAGTGATAGGGAGCTCTAGAAGAAATATTCCTCTAGTTGAGGCTAGAAGAGAAGACGGAACTGTTGTAACTTCCTCTGGTGATAATGTTGGTGAAGGTGGACAACCTTTCTATCTTGTTTTTGGTGAAGACTGGTTCGCTGATGGTGAAGTGTTATTTGGTAACCTAAACGAAGTTTATCCAATGAGAGTTCTAGGAGACCCTAGATTTGAGGGAACTAATGTGGTATACAAAGTCTCATTAATGGGTAATGTTCAAGAAGGTATTCCAGTAGAAAGGCTACAACAGGGTGAAAGATTCTCGCATGAGTATGCTCCTGTTGAGAGAGAGCTATCCCGTAAGGTAGGTGATTTGAGATTCACTGCTCCTGTTACTGTGCGTAATGAGTGGACTACACTAAGAAAGCAGTACAAAGTTCCAGGTTCATCAATGCTTAACAAGAAACTTGCTTGTGGTGTTCCTATTGTAGATAAGAATGGCAACAAGAAAGTAATGACAATGTGGATGCCTTGGGTTGAATGGCAGTTTGAACAGGAATGGAGTGATGAAAAGAATTCTGCTTTAATGTTCGGTGTCTCTAATAGAAATCAAAACGGAGAATATACTGACATTGGTAAGAGTGGTGAAGTGATAAGAATGGGCGATGGCCTATTAGCTTAGATGAAGTATGGTAATACTTACTACTATAACGACTTCTCACTTAAAATGTTGGAAGATGCTTTGTATGAGCTTAGTGCTGCAAAGTTAGATTTCGGAGATAGAACCTTTGTAATACGAACTGGTGAGCAGGGTGCAATTAAGTTCCATAACGCAGTTAGAAATTCTCTTAGTGGATGGTCAGAGTTCCAAATTAATGCAGACCAACTTGGTATGCTTACTAAAACTCAGTCTCCATTACATAAGAACGCAATGGCTGCTACAGGAATGCAATTTACAGAGTTCTCAGCTCCTAATGGAGTAACTGTAAAGCTAGAGGTTGATAGTTTTTATGATGACCCAGTAAGAAATAAAGTATTAGATAGTAATGGTCATCCTTTAATGAGTTCACGTTTTGATATTATGTATATTGGTACAACTGACCAACCTAATATCTTCAAGTGTGCTATTAAAGGCAATCCTGAGTTCAGAGGATTCCAATGGGGTCCTTTTGCAAATCCATTTACAGGAGATACTAACAACATGAGTGCATCATTTGATGAAGATGCGGCTGTAATGCATAGAAAGACTACACTTGGTGTATGTATTCTTGACCCAACAAGAACTATGTCATTAATACCAGCTGCTTTGGAGGGTTAATCCTCATTATAAATAATGATAGTGGGATTATACTGATAGTCCCACTATCAATTATAATTAGATTTTAATTTTAGGGAGAAATATGGTAAAGAAAGTAGAAGAAAATACAACGGATAATTTCACCATTGATAGTAGTGAAGTAGAGAGTTTTAGTAAAGCACAGAATGTGAATACTAATAGTCATCAGCCATCTGTTCAAAAGGGCAGGGTTTCAGTGGCAAGTAGAGAAAGGGATACAGATAATCTTATTAATTGTCTGGAAAATAAAATAGTAACAGTTCAGTT